TTGCTGATAATTGTGTATTTGAGTTATTTATAAACTCGTTATATGTAAACCCTGTGATTACTTGGAAGTATTCAACATCTATTGGGTATTGTAAATAAGTTTCTTCACCTTCATTATGTGTCAAATAGTATGATACTTGTGGTGCGTTAGTTGAGCTATTAGTTAGATTAGCATAATTAACAAATACTGTAACACCAGTTTGTGTTGTTCCAGTAACGCCAAATGTTCCAAATTGGTTTTGTGTGCTTGCTGTTGTACTACCAAATGTGGTACCTGTTATATTTACACTACAGTTTGATAATTTTGTGTCTTGGAATGTTAGTACTTCTCCAACACCTAGGCTTTGTAAGGTTCCTGGTCTTGCTAAAATAACTAATGGTTGGTCATAATGTGATACTCCAATATTTTCTGGTTCATTAAATGTAACTTTAATTCTATTAACACCATCAAAATATTTTTGTCTATAATTAAACTCATTTAATTTTTGTGAATATGCTTCAGTTACTGGTTGTGCTGCGTATCTAACGCTATCACCGCCACCACTTACACCTTCTCTAAATGTTGCGAATAAAAATGGTTGTGGTGCGTGTAAAAGATATTTACTAGGTATACCATTTACTGTGTTGCCATTGTCTAATGATTCACTACCTGCTGCTAGTCTAATAAATCCAAGACCCGCTGGTACACCAACATTACCATCTAATCTTTGTCCAGCGCCTTGATTAACAAATGATCTATATTGTTTTTTTTCATTGCCACCATATTTAGGACTACAATCTTGGTCAAAACCTTCAAACCAAAAATTACCACGACATCTACCAGGTTCATCATCATCATCTAAAGGTTGGTCTAAATTTGGGTGTTGATTTGTATAACTACCAATTCTATTTATTGGTGCAAAAATAGAATACTGTGATGAAACGGTTGTTGGTACACCAGATGGTGTTTCTATTCCTGCGTTCTCACTACCAACTTCATTAACATATGTCTCAAATGAATTACTATCGAAATCATCACCTAATGGTGCGTTATTACATTCACAATCACAAGTTGAACAATCTGGATATGTAATCATTGGTAGACCAATTCTTGGGAAATTTTTTATTTTTAATGCTGCAATTATGGTAACCGCTAAAAACGCTATTGATAGTCCAACTATAAAAATTGCTTTAACAACTAAAACTATAATAACAAAAGATAATCTAATTGCTTCGAGTAGGTTTGTTATGTTAAAAACAACCCCAGTCCCAGCACTAAATAATCCTGATATCTCATTTGCTACATTGGCTATAGTTGTTGCAATTTCATATACAGCAAACCCGGCTTGGATCACAAAATAGGCACCTAATGCTATTAATAAAAACTTTAAAACTGGCCAAATTAATGCAACTAAATGTGCTAAGAATAAAACAACAAGAAATATTGGTGTTAAGAAGAAAAGTAATATGTTAAAAGTAAAAAATAAAAAATCGAAATTTCTAATAATATCATTTACTGGAAATGTATTAACGTCTGATTTACATCCTCTGTCATCAATTTCTTTTATACCTAAATGTTTTGCTCTACCAATTCCATTTTTGTATCTATCAATAAACATGGCTGTTGTATAGACCTTATTATAATTAAATTCATAAAAGGTATCTTCACAGTCAATAGCTGATTGTGGATTCACATAGTCATCCCAATCTAGACTAAATGAATATGATTTTAATAAATCAAAATACTCTTCATTATAAAAAGTATAATCAACTGTTGATGGTGTGTTTGGGTCAATAAAAACCGGTGTTATTTCAATGTTATCACCAAATGAAACATCAATTACTTGTGTGTCTCCAAAATATGGTTGTCCATTTATTGTTACACTATATGATGATGTATTTATTGCCTCATCAAAAACAATTCCTCCATTATTTGGTACGCTTATTATTGTTGAGGTGTTTCCGGGTTGTGTAATAAATGATAATGTTTGTTGTGTACCATTTTTTAGTGGGTCGTTGGCGTAACTACTACTATTCCAACCATATTCTTTAATATTTGGTACAAGATAATTTGCTCTTAAAAATTCATTTTGTAATCCACCTTCATTTTCCCATTTAAATTTAAATCTATATCTTGCTTTTGTTGGTATTCCAACTGATGGGTCTGTTGATATTGTCTGTTCTCCAAATTCATTTGTATAAATGTAATCCAAATTCATTGGTAGATTAACTAAATATGTTCCATTTCCATCAATAACTTTTCCATTATTATCCAAATCGAATTGTTCGAGTATTGGTCTTCCTTGGTTATCAATATTTATTGTTTGTCTTATTGATAATATTTGTCCTGGTCCTGAAACTAATTCACACAAATTACCAGTATTGTTTTTGGGTTTACAAGTGGTTTTTAACGCATCATCTTCTGTTGTTGATATAATTGAACCCATAAACACAGCGGTTGGGTTTATACTAATGTTTGCTTCAGCTGTTAAATCAAAATCGGTTCTAGTAATTCCTAGTTCACATATTTCTGGTTCACCCCATAATGGAGATATTTCAATAATTTTATTTATTGTTTTTACTTGTGGTAGTTCATTTAAATTAGTTGAAGACTTAAATTTAGATCCATTTACTTGTGATTCTGACGCTTGTCCTGCTTGTATTAAATCTTGTGGTGATAATGAAAAACAACCAATATCAGATAAGTCAACATCCATAAAAACAGTTTGACTGCCTGTTGGTACACCAAATATCATATAGTCACCACTATCATTTGTTTTTGTTGTAAACTTATAATACTTGTCATATACTTCAATATATGTTTGGTCTAGTAGTACGTCTTCTCTATTTGGGAATGTCCCTGTTGCTGCGTGACCATCATATGATGGGTCTCTAGATAATAAGTTATACCTATAGCCTTCTTCATTAACATCTGATAAAGATTCATATGGGTATATTTGTGTTATAACTTCGTTATTACTATCTTCCTCTGATAGTGGTATAAAAATAGATACTTTTGCGTTTGGTAGTCCAAAACCACCATTAACAGAAACTCTACCAACAACAACACCATAATCTGAGCATTGTCTACTATATATATCACTTTTTAATATCTTAAGTGATAAGATGTTTAATGTTTCAAAATCTTGGTCTAGTTGTACTCTTAGTGATTTATCTACACCTACTTTTGTTGATATTCTTTGCGATTTTGGCATTGATTTCTATTTCTTGATAAATAGTTTATTTCCTATTTTCAAAAAATAATCTTTTTCTAAAAAAAATAAATTATCAAGAGAAATTGATTCCTTTAAAGTTAAGAACTCTAACATTAATATCTTTATTTGGGAATCTTATTTGATAGGTTTGGGTTGGTTCCGCAAAAATTGTGTCGGCAATTAGTTGTATTTGTTTTGTTTCTGGGTCAGAGTATTTTTGTGATGTCTGAGATGATGAATATTGACCACCTACTTTATTAAAGAATAAAATATCAGACACACTAATTACACCATCTTCGTTTTGTATATTCTTACGTATTTCTGATACGTAAACATTTTCACCCATTTGTCTATTATTTGGTGAAAAGTATTCTGTCACAATATCAACAATCTTTGTGACTAGAGCTCCTTGATTTTGACTAGCATCTAAAACAACATCAACTGTAACACCTAAGTCAATAACATTTGCACTTTCAACTGATATATAATCATTTATCATTCTATAGTTTGATAAATAATTTGCAATATTTTGTTTTAATGTGTTTGATGATATTTCAGTTAGTTTACCATCCTCATCATAAGATAATAATTTTATTTTTATTTTGTTATTTTCTTCTGTTATTGTTACTTTTGCTGGTGCTCCAAACTGTGAAGGCATATTTCTTATAATAGATTCATAATCATTAACTGTTACAGCTCTATTTTGTGCTGCAAAGTTAAATGAAACCATATTTCTAACTTCTTCTATTGTTGGTCTATTAGCACCACCAATTGCCGCTGTTAAATTGTTACATCTTAATGAATTTATTACAGTTCTATTTGTTGTTTCTTGTGGACCATTTACTGCAAATGAAACGGTTCCAATTTGATTTATTACATTAACACCTAGGTTACTATTTGACCCACCTCCAGTTCTATATTGTATGAATAATGTTGTATTTGGTCTTAAAGCACTACCAAGTGCTAGATTATTTGAGTATTTTGATAAGTTTAAATCGTACCCATTTCTAGCGAACTCTCTAACTTGTTCTTCTGCTGAAACGTTTCCACCTCCAAACGTCATCTTTAAGAATCCTTCATTTGTGTATTCACTTATAAACTTATTATTTGTTGTAATGTATTTTCCAACTTTGATTCCTGGATTATCTGAAACTTTTGTTGGGTCTTCAACAAATACTCTATCTTCGGCTAAAGCTTTTACTTCATACCATCTATTATTTAATCCTAAGAATTCTTGTGTTGGTGGTATTGTTGTATATTGTGTTCCTTCTTTAACTAAAACACTTGTAATTCCTAATACATTTTTTTCTGGTAAAAATAGTTCTAAAAATGGTCTAACATCATTTGGCGTTATAACTCTTTTAAATACTTTTGTAATACCATTAACAACAACTTCTCTTTTTGTTATAGTATAGTTTAATAATCTACCACTTGTATCAAAATTTGGTACTTTTAGTCTATTTGGGAATCCTTCGGCATTAATAGCTGATGCAAAATCAATGTCATATACTGTTTCAAATATCTGTCCTGATCCAAGGGTTTGTGCACCTCTTCTTAAAACACCACAATATCTTAAATCTTCCTTATCCCCAAAAGCCGGTACTGTTATTGAGAAATCAACTAGAGCGACTGATGGTCTTTGTCCGGGAATTTTTAATCCGTAAGTTCTTGCTATATTATATATTGAAGATCTTTGTTGTGCAAACTGTAGAACTGTTTCTTGTAGACTTCTATCAATATGAAAATTTAAATTGTCGGTTACCGCAGCATTTAAATCTAAAAAAACAGAAAATATACCAGCGTCATTAAAATTCTGTATTAAATCTGGATAATACTGTCTTGTAAAGTTAATTAACTCTGTTCTTACCGATTCAAAGTCTCTAGTAGTATATGATATCTTTTTATCTGCCATATATATTAAATATTAATAATAAGAAAATCGCTAGATTCTAATGCTGAATTTGTTATTTTATAATCAATCCTAACTTTTGCCGTATATTCTTTTTGGGCTAAGCCAGGAACTCTAAATTCTCTTTGACCTTCTGAGTTTATATATGTTGCACCAGCATTTTCAGTATCTTGACTGGCTTCAGTTATTTCTATATTTGTAACTCTAACACCTGGAAGGTATTGACCAATACTTTGTCTAATTTCAGCATCAATATCGGAGAATGTTGGTCCGTCTAATGGTTCAAAAATAAACTCATATAGTCTAGTACCAAAATCTGGTAAATAATATCTTGACCCTTTTCTAGTTAATAATAAATGTATTATGTTACTTCTTATTTCATCATCAGAAGTATCTGTAACACTTAAAAATCTACCAATTGTTGATTGTGAAAAAGGAAATGTTATTCCATATGTTGTTCC